CCGGCGGAATCATGTCGATCGCGTACACGCGGTAACCGAACGAAATGTTCCGCAGGATCTTGTCGACGACGTCCTGAAAATACGGCTGGACATCGTCGCGGGCAGAAAATCGACAGGTCGCGTCGCCCGTACCGGTCGTCGGATCAAGCGTCGCGCTGTCCACCACGCCAAGAACAGAATCGATGCCGTCCCACGTGTCGTGATCGCGCAGGAAGGGCGCGGCGCCTGACTGCAAGCGCTCCATCCGTACCGCAGACGGGTCCGGACTCAGTTCCTCTAGATAGCTGCGTTCCCGCCACCAGTCGTAACGCTGGACCTGCGCGCCGGTCGTCCACGTCACAGCGATAGACCGGCTTTCCGCATTGACCGATGAGACGGGCTGAAGGCGGGTGAAGAGCGGCATCGAATCAGCGGTCGCTCCAGCGCCGCCTCGATGCCCTTGTGCTGGAACAGGCATAGTTCACTCCAAATGGAAACGCCCGCGCGAGGCGGGCGTTACATGGTCAAAGTCACTTTTTTCGGCTAGGGTTCGGACGACATCACCAGCACTTCAAGGCGGCGAAGCCGCGCCGCGACACGCTCGAGCATCCGGCCTGAATCGGCAGTGCCAGCCGGCTCGGGCTCCGACGCGTTCATCGGGTCGGCGTCAATCTCCTGATCGGTTTCCTCAGGATCGTCGCCGAGATCGCGGATGATTTGATGGCGGCTCTTCAGCCGCGCCTCAATCAGCGCGATCATGCCGTTCGCTTCGCGTAGGGGGTCAATCATCTCGATCCGGTGCGGCGACCATGTAACGTCATATATCGGCGACGTTGTTGCCCCCGCGAGATAGGCAGTCGCGGCGAACTGCCCCGCCACTGCCTCGCAGAACATTGGGATGAAAATCAGCCACAGCTCCTGCAGAAGCATGCGATTGAACTCCATCTTGCCCATCCGGCCGCTGGTGAAGTTGACCTGCGAATAGTCGCCAGTCAGCTGCTCGTACGTCGTATCGGTTCCGGCCGCAATCGCCCGTAGGTCAATCCGAACCCCGGCCTCGTAGCCATCATTCGTCGCCGGCGCCGCAAACTGGACATCTTCGTCGCTGCGCAGGTACTCGATCATGCCCGGAGATAGTGATTCGACCCGTCGATCGTCGCCGGGGTTTGACATGCCTGGCATACCCGCGCGGAACTGCTCATCGTTCGACTTGACGAACACCGCAAAGCACGCCTCGATCTTCTTACGGATGCGCTCAGCGTCCTGATACTCGTCAAGATCACGGGCAGCCCAGATGGCCGACGCCAGCCACGGAAATCCCCGCACAGAATTGGGCCGATCGATTGCGTCGAAGATGTGCAGCACCTCGCTCGCTGGCACGAAACGACTGGTCAGATTCTTCGGCACCTGCGCAACTTCTCCAGGGTGCTGGTCGAACAGCCAATATCCGACGCGCTGGCCGATCAGGTTGAACTGCACACCGGCGAGAATGAATCCCCCATCGACCTCACCAACCTTCAGCGAGTCCAGGTAGTCGATTTCGAGGATCTGGATCTGAAGCGGCACCTCGTATCCGTCGCCCGGTCGTCGACGGCGAAATCGGACCAACACCTCGCCCGATAATTTCATCGCGCGGTACGCTTTGGCCTGCAGGCCGAAGAAGTCGAGCAGGCCGTCAGCGTCGCAGTACTTGACCCAACGTTTGAAGACCTGCTGCTGTTTCTTCGACTTGAATTTCGCCTGAATGCCCGTGCCGATTGCATTGGCCACCATGACGCGCAACGCACGTCGAAGGTGCGAATTGTTGACGACGAGGTCGCGCGCACGGTTCCGCAGTGTCGCGAGCGACGGCATAAGAGTCGCGAGCGAACTCGCGCCGGAAGTCCGCCACCCAGCAGCACGAGGCCCGCGTTTTGCGCCATCGAATCCCCGCACCGCAGCCAACGCCATGCGCGCTCGCATGCGCGACGCACCGTGGCGAGGAGCGACCCATTCGATGGCACGGTCCAGCAGGTTTGCTTTCATATCAGTACCGCCTATAAGTGCCGACGCTTGACCGCGACCCACCCACGCCCGACCGGTTTTCGAGATCAGCCCTGATCATGTTCCGCACCCGGATCAGGTCGGCGGTTGACTGATATGTGATCCGTTTGCCGTTGTACTCGACCGTCAATGTGCCGGACGCGATCGCACTTTCAATCGCGTCCAGACTCTGCTGTGTGAATGCCATGTCTATCGCCTCAACCAGTTATCCCGACGCGGTATCCACCCACCAGACTGCGGCGCCGGCTCGGGAGCAGCAGGCGGTGACGCAATAGGTAAGGGGTCCTCGACGGGCTTGCTCGCCAACTCCATCAACTCGTCATGCTTGGGATGCTCGGGGCCGAGCCGCTCGGCAACATCGCGCAGGATGCCCCTAGCCAGTTCCGTCCGTGCTGCGCCAGCCTTTGACGCCGGATCTGCAGCGTCAGCCGGCGCAGCCGAGAAAAGATCCATCACGCGCGGCTCGATGACGGCCTCGAGTGCCGACCAGTCCGCCTCCGAGTATGTGTTGAGCCGGAGGCGAGGGTGATACGCGCACGCGAAGTTGTAGACCTTCAGGTCGAGCGCCTCATTGCGCTTGCGCAAGCGGTCCCATCGGTCCTTCGACGGGTTGTATGCCTCTGCGGTGAGCTGCTCGAAGTATTCGTCGTCGAGGTCTGTCGAAAAATGGATTCGCCGGTCGTTCACCTCCTGCTCGTCGTCCGCAACGAGCGCTCCGAAGATCCGGCTCTTCGCCGTGTCCGTCCCAATCGGCCAGAGCTGCACCCCGTTCTTGTATGTTTTGCCTTTGACCGTCACATCCTGATCCGTGGGCCGGCCGATGATCGGCTTGTGCTTGTCCTTCGCACCTTTGACGGCAAAAACGCCCCGATGCCGGCGCACGCGGCAGTAGTCGTACACGTCCTGCGTCCGGCCACCGCCCGAGTCAACGGCGCACAGTTCCACTCGCATTGACACGCCGAACTGGTTCACGATCGGAGTCTCGAGGTACTCATCGAGCTTGCGCCACACTTCAGGCAAAGACGGGTCGCCACGAAACACAACGTGATCGATCGTCCAGTTGCGCATGCCCCTACCCCAACCGGATATCTCTGCTTCTAGGCGATCATTTTGCGTATCAACCGCGCACGTCAGCATGAGGCAGCCGAGCGGGATCGTGCGTAGCTTGTATGGCTCTGCGCGGCGCTTGATGACCTCCCACTTCATCTCCGCGCTCTTGTCCTCCCAACACTCCGCGAGCGCGTTGTTGACAAACGCGATCATCTTTTCTGTGTCCGTCTGCGCCGCCTCCCAGTCGTCCATCAGATCCGACCAAGGGCGCCATCCGAGCGGTGCGTACAGCGCACTTAGGTGGAAGCTTGCTGTCTTGCCATCGCCGGCAGCCGTCGGCATCCAGTAGGCACCTACGTAGCCTCGCGTCTTCCAGACGCTCTCGGGATTGCCTGCACCGCAGCCCGTCTGACAGTAGTAGAGAACGACGCGCGGATCGTCAGGCGAGCGCCGCATGCCTTTGCGCCAGTCGAAGAACTGGGGCGACCCGCAGTCGGGACAGCGCACAAAGTAGCGGCGTTGATCACCGGTCTCGTACAGTTTCTCAATCTGCGAGCGGCGCTTGATCGTCGGCGTGCTATTCGCGAAGATTTTTGCGCGACGACCAAAGTTACTTGTACGGTTCCTCGCGAGCTCGATCGGGTTGCCCTGACCGTCCACGTTGAGCACGTATTCATCGATTTCCTCGAGCAGCACATACCGCACGGTCGTCGACTTCAGACGGCCCGCCTTGGTTGCGCTGACAAGATTCATCAGGCCGCCGGGGAACTTCTTCCGCAGCTTCGTGTTTTCGCTGCCCTTCTTCATCGCGTCGCGCACGCGCCGACGCAGATCCGGCGTCGACGAGCGCATCGGCTCGAAGCGGTCCATTTCCCACTTCTCAGCATCGTCGTACGTCGCAAACACGGCGAGGATGTTGCCGGCTGCCGTCGTGATGCAGCGCCCGATAAAGTTTTCGCCAAGTGCTGAGCCGCCGAGCTGGTGACCCTTCATCAGACCAACGGTGATAACTCGGCTGTTATCGAATGGCCTTTCATCGTCATGCGCGTAGCGTGTCACCGCGCTCGGTTGCCCCGACAGCGCGTCCATGATCCCGACAAGATATGGCGTGCGCTCATTGCGCCATTTGCCCGGCTCAGGGCTGCTCTCAGGGAGGATGCGATGCTGCTCGGACCACTCGGCAATGCCGATACGCTTGTCAGGCCGTATCGCCTCCGTGATCGTCTTCAGAAATGCTTCGGTCGCTCCCATCGGCGTCATCCGTATCGTTTTCGCTCAGCAGTGCGGATGCGTCCACGGACGCAAGCGCGCGAGCAAGTTCCGCCTCGAGCATCGACTCGACCCGGATCGGATCGGTCTCTGCGGCGAGCGCATCTTTCAGACGAACAGGAATGTTCATCACGTTATCGCGCACCGTGCGAAACGCGGTGAAGGCGAGGCGCTGTGCATCTGCGAGCGGCAGCGTTGTCCCGCGCTCGCGCTCCAAATCCATGCGCTCCCGCTCGAGCCGGGTCTGTTCTCTCGCGGCCCGCGCAGCGCGGTAAGCGACCATCGACGGGTCTTCCTTGCTCGCGGCAGCGGGAACCTCGTCATCGTCGCCATCCTCATCTGGATTAGCCGGCAGAGACGGCATTGAGAACGCGGCATTCGCAAGCGACGGGCGCGACTGATCGGTGATCGACCGACGCGCCTCGTCTGTGTTACGGCGCCAAGCGGCGACTGCGGTTTCGGCGTCGATCTTGCCGTCCGCATCCACAGCAATGCGCCCCGACTGGATTGCTTTTTGCACCGCTCGCAAAGTGACACCGATGTGCCGCGCAAACGCCCTTTGACCGAGCCTTGCCATCCGGCCTCCAGAAGTGAGAAAGGCAGTCGTTGACTACCCGACTACCCCTAAATTGACTACCCGACTACCTAGCTGACTACCCTGAAAAGTTGCTTTGACGGCGCGAACGATGGGGCTCGAATTACCCTCATTTCAGGGATCCAAGGAAGGACCCACGCATAGGCGGGGTCCGGGCCGCTCACGGCGTCCCTGCAATGGGGGTTTTCCCTGCATTTCTGCGGCCAACGCGCATGACGCGCCCCTCTTCGCACTGATCCGGTGCAGAAAAACCCGCAACGAGTAAGCCGATTTAATTCGCTCGAATCTTTACAAGCGATTGGCCATGCATATCTCGCTAACGCTTCGGGGTCGACATCGCAAGCGCGAATGCAGCCGCCGTGTTCGCGTCGAGATTCGAGGAGACAGCATTGCCAACGATGGTGT